AGTTTGTAACATTCCAACTTACCAAAGAGATGTTTACTAAACTTATGAAAGGTGTCAATACACTTGGTTTACCAGATGTTGCTGTTGAAGGCGATGGTAGTACAATCAAATTGGTTGCCTTAGATAAAAAAACTCCATCTTCAAATGATTATTCAATTGAAGTAGGTGCAACAGATAAAACTTTTAAGGCATATTTCAAAACTGAAAACCTTAAAATGATTATGGGCGACTATGATGTGGCGATTTCTCAAGCAAAGATTTCACACTTTGTAAACAGAAGCCAAAAAGTCCAATACTGGATTGCTGTTGAACCTGATAGTGAATTTTAAATTATGAAACAATTGAGGAGTATATTATGTCAGAAGAGTATTTGTGGGTCGAGAAATATCGGCCACAAAAAATTAAGGATTGTATCCTTACAGAGAACTTAAAAGAAACATTCCAAGAGTTTCTTAAACAAGGCGAAATACCAAATCTGTTATTAAGTGGTTCTGCCGGTACAGGTAAGACTACTGTTGCTCGTGCTTTATGTGAAGAAATGGGTGCTGATTATATCATCATCAATGGTTCAGATGAAGGCCGACAGATTGATACATTAAGGCACAAGATTAAAAACTTTGCCTCTACAGTATCATTAACAGAACAATCAAACCATAAAGTGGTGATTGTAGATGAGGCAGACTATATGAATGCCGAGTCCGTTCAACCTGCCTTGCGTAACTTCATTGAAACATTTTACAAGAACTGTAGATTTATATTTACTTGTAACTATAAGATGAAGATTATACCTGCTTTACATAGTCGTTGTACTGTTATTGATTTTGCAATTAAGAATGGTCAAAAGGTTAAAACTGCCAAGGCATTTATGACTAGACTATCTGGTATTCTTAAAGATGAACAGATTAAGTTTGACCCAAAGGTTCTTGCAGAACTAATACAAAAACATTATCCAGACTTCCGTAGAACTATCAATGAACTTCAAAGATATTCTGTACGAGGTGAGATTGACACTGGTGTATTGTTTAATTTATCTGAAAGTAATACCAAAGAACTTATGTCTAGTTTAAAAGACAAAAAGTTTAATGATATGCGAAAGTGGGTTATCAATAACTTAGATAAAGAACCATCATCTTTATTTTCTACAATCTATAATAATCTATACGAGGCACTTGAAAAAAAATCAGTACCTCAAGCAGTATTAATTATTGCAGGTTATCAATACAAAGCAGCCTTTGTTGCTGACCAAGAAATCAATATGGTTGCATGTCTTACCGAGATTATGGCAAACTGTAATTTCAAATGAATGATTTTTTTGAAACAACATTAGATACTGAACCCAAAGACAATCTACACCCTTTAACAAAGGTTGATATGTCAAAAAGTATTCCTAAAAAAATAGCTAAAACATTTGGTACTTCAGTTGAAAGTATATTTGCAGGCGATTTGGTTAAGTTTCAATATCAATATATGACCGAGAATGAAGGCAATATGTTAATACTTTCTTTTCCAACTGTAGATTGGTGTCCTTATGATATTTTAGTTGACAATAGTTTAATTAATAAAACTAAACCTAAAATATATAAAGTACAAATAAAATCCACTGAAAAACCTACAGCTACAATTGCTAAATCAACAGGTTCTAGGTTTAATGCTAGTTGGGACAGATACTATCACCCATATGAAAAAGGTGAAGTTGATTTTTTTGCTATCTATTGGAAACCAAAAGATAGTTGGCACATTATACCACAAAAACTTCTTAATAAGGAAGTTAGGGTTAAATTAACACAAACAAAGTTATCTAAATATAAGAATAATTTTGATATATTTTATAGGTGATATTATGTATGAATTAAAAGACTACCTAAACTCTATCAACTACAGTAAAGAACCTTTACTTGATAGTGAAGACACCGAATGGACTAAGAAGTATGCACCATTCATTATTAACAAGTGTGTATCTATGCATTATGATACCGTTATGAATGCTAATGAAATGAATGGTTATCATTTCTTACCAAAAACAATGCAATTTCATTATCTTATAAATAGTATCCGAAAGAAGAAGCGATTTGGTGGCAAGTGGTTATCACAAGCCAAACTAAAAGACATGGATATAGTGAAAGAGTATTATGGTTACAGTAACACAAAAGCAAAAGAAGCTCTCAACCTATTGTCTAACGACCAAATTGAAAGTATAAGAATAAACCTTTCTAAGGGTGGGAGAAAAAGAAAATGAGCGAAGAAATTATAAGTTGGTCGGCTAGTGATATGTTAGAGGTCACTATCTCACAACCAGATGATTTTTTAAAAATCAGAGAAACATTAACAAGGATTGGTGTTGCTAGTCGTAAAGACAAAACATTATACCAATCATGCCATATTTTACACAAGCAAGGCAAGTATTACATTACACACTTCAAAGAGTTGTTTGCCTTAGATGGTAAAAAATCTACTTTAGTAGAAAACGATATTCAACGAAGAAACACTATTGCATTATTACTACAAGATTGGTCATTAGTTGCAATTGTTGATACTAAAAAAGTAGAAGAAAAAGCACCACTAAGCCAAATTAAAGTATTACCATTTAAAGAAAAGAATGAATGGAACTTGACTGCTAAATATAACATAGGCAAAAAGATTGAAGGAACTGATGGCGGAAATGTTAGTACCAAAGTTTAAAGATTTTTTATCAGAAGCAAAAAAAGAACAACCTTTTCTAAGATTACTCATCGTAACAGATGAACCTGAAGAGGCGAAGACTTTTCATACAGCTGATAGACTACAAGAAGAGTGTGATAAACTAAAATATCCACACTACTTGTTTAAACTTACTGGTGGTTACACAACGCTAGAAGACGGTGTTCGTAGATTTCATAATCAAGACGATAAAAAAGGTTTTGAAATCGACAAGAGAACTGTTGCTATTATTCGTGGTAGTATTACCAGAAAAGATAGTTGGATGGACTTTGTTTCTATTTTAGAAAAAGAAGAAGTTTGTCTAGTTAATAATAGACAGTGTATTTCAATTTGTGCTGACAAGTATAGAACTTCATTAAGACTTGCAGATTATGGTTTAACAGAACCAAAAACCTTTTTAATAAACGACCCCGAAAAATCAGTAGAACAGGTAGAAAATGCTGGTCTTAAATTTCCTCTTATCTTAAAAACTTTAAGAGGCAGTAAAGGTGTCGGTGTATTGTTTGTTGAAAGTGCTAAGTCATTAGACAGTATTGTACAACTAATACACAAACAAGATGAAGACGCAGATTTATTGGCGCAACAATATATTAAAACAGACTATGATGTTAGGGTACATGTATTAGGTGGTAAAGTTATTGCAGCTATGAAACGACCAGTTATTGAAGGAGATTTCAGGTCAAATGTATCACAAGGTTCAGAACCAGAAAACATTGAATTAACAGAATTAGAAATAGAAGAAAGTCTTAGAGCTGCTAAAGCAGTAAATGGGACATGGTCGGCAGTTGATTTTATACCTAGTAAGAATAGAGATAAAGAACCGCCATTTATGCTAGAGGTGAACTCATCACCTGGAACTGAGGGAATTGAAGATGCGAGTAATCAGAACATATCTCGTGAGGTTATCCAGCATTTTGCTGATAAAAGAAATAGATATACTACTCCAACGGAGTGTGGCTACAAAGAAGTGGTCACAATCAAACCTTTTGGAGAAATTATTGCTAAGTTTGACACTGGTAATTCAGGCATGCCTGTCATACATAGTGATAAGTTTTCGGTATCTGGTAGACAAATTAGATGGTCTCTTCTCGGCAAAACAATAACTTCTGATATTGTTCGTAAAGAAGAAATCAAAGTTGGTGGCCTAAGAGATTATGATGAAGACCGATATGTCGTTAAACTAGATGTAGAATTTGCTGGTGGTATATACAAAGATGTAGAATTTACCATTGACGATAGAGAAGATAGAACACCTATTCTTCTTGACCGTGCATTTATGAATACATTAAATGTCATGGTAAACCCACAAAGAAAATATGTAATAACAACAAAATACAGCTTGCCAAATTAGGTCAGTTGTGTTATAATGTTTAAATAATGAAGGAGTGAGTATGAAAAATATTAAGATAATTCGTTTGGCAACAGGCGAAGATGTAATTGGTGATATCGAAGTGACGGATACCGAAGTTAAGGTTAAAAAGTCTTTCGTATTGATACCAAGACAACAGGCACCAGGACAACCTGTACA